GCAAATACAGGCGTGCCGACCGGGGCCGGGAAATCCTGCCCCGTGTGGCCCGGATAGCCGTTGATGCCCACACCGACGCGGTACGACCCGCGCGGCAGCGGGAACGCGGTCGCCCCGTCGAAGTCAGGACTGCCGCCCTTCGGTATCGAGCCGACCTTCTTCCGCAGTGCCTCGTCACCGTCGGCGGCCCACTGCTTCGCAGCAGCGCCGGCCGATTCGGCGACACCGATCGGAGGACGCCACGCGAACTGTGGGTCGTTGTCCTTGAGCGGCTTCAACAGCGCCAGGCCGGCGTCGACCGCTTTGTCGATGGCGAGCTTCAGTCCGCCCTCAAGGCCCGCCTGTCCCCTCGCGATGTCCGCGCCGCGCGCCAGGCCTTGCTTGACGACATCCCACGACAGCCAGTCCGGCCAGAGTCCACCGAAGCCCTCGCCCTTGTTGAGCGCCTCGATGACCTCCGGGCCGAGCGCCTTTGTCGCCTGCGGGTTCAGGACTGCTTCGCCGCCGAGCAGGAGCGCCGGAACCTCGCCCTGACCGGGCACCATACCGCCAGAGTGGAATGTCGGGAGCGGCGGAATGTCCTCGACACCGAACGGGTCGAGGATCTTGTTCAGCGGGTTGATCATCCACCTCTGGATGAGCCCGAACACGGTGTTCAAAGCGCTTTTGATCCCGTCCCAGATGCCCTCGAACGCTTCGCCGATTGAGCTAGCCACCGTCGACCAGGCTTCTACGACTCCGTCTTTGACATCGACGGCCTTGTCCCAGACATCCTGGAACCAGCCGATCACTGGCCTCAGTACGTTCTCGCGCATCCAGGTGTAGGCACCGTGTACGCCATCGCGCAGCGACCGCCAGGCACCGACGACGCCGTTCTTGACGGAGATGGCCTTCTGCCAGACCCAGTCGTAATACTGAAGGATGCGGTTAAAGACGTTATCGCGCAGCCACCCCCACGCCGACATGACGCCGGAATAGATGAGGCCCCAGGCCGACACGACGCCGTTCTTGACGGAGATGGCCTTATCCCATAGCCATTGCAGCGCATCAACGAATCGGTCAATGACGTTCGACTTGATCCAGCGCCACGCGGCGGAGAGTCCATCGCGAACGGCATTCCACGCGCTGATCAGGATGTCGCGGAACGTCAGGGCGGTGCCCCAGATCTCCTGTAGCTGCTGGACGAACCAGTCGAAGATCGGGCTCAGGAAGCTGTTCCACACCGTCGAGACGGCACGCTTGATCGCGTCCCAGACGCCCGTCACAACGTCGCGGAACGTCTCCGAGTTCTGCCACGCATACACGATCGCGGTGACCAGTGCCCCGATAACAGTAATGATCAATCCGATAGGGTTAGCCCGCATCGCCACATTCAGCGCGATCTGAGACAGACGCCATGCCGTGTATGCCGCAACGATCGCCGTGACGATCGCAGGATGGTCCGCCATTAGCCCAGCCAGCCACTCTAGCGCCGGGACGAATACATCCAGGAGGACCTCTGACAGCAGGTCCAGAGTGGCGAGCAGGATGCTCCACGTCGAGATGCCCACGGCGGCGGTGGCCTGAGCGAGTGACCCGGCGATCTGCTGGATCGCAGGCCACGCGTCCTCCCAGGCCAGCTTGAGGTTATCCCAGATCGACGAGAGTCGGTCGAGCGTGTCGGTCTTGAGGTCCTGGCCCGACGCCGACGCCATGAAGGCGGAGATGCGGTCTCGAAAGTCGTCGAACGTCGCCCCGATGGTGGCGAAGCCCGTAGTGATCCCCGCGACGGCAGAAGTCACCAATGCAGGAGCGCGTTCGGCGAACGCCTGCATCACTGGCGTCAGCCGCTCCAGAAGCGGCATGATGCCCTCAGCCAGCGCCGTGGTGATGTTGTCCTTGGCGATCTTCCACTGGTTAGAGAAGGTCTGCGACGCCTGCTCGGACGCGTCCAGCATCGACTGGAATGTCGACCCTTCGGCATTCTCGATGGTGGCCAGCACGTCCTCGATGCCGACCTGACCGGATTCGACCATCGAGCGAACGTTCTCGATGTTGGTGCCGAAGTGTTCGGCCAGGCCGGAGAACACGGGGACACCAGCATCACTGATCCGGTTCAGGTCCTCAGCGTAAACGCGGCCGGTGTTGACCATCTTCAGCAGAGAGTCAGACACCGACTCCATCTGCTGCGAGCTACCACCGGCAGCAGTAATCGCCGCCCCGACATTGCGCAGGATTCCTTCGGCCTGCTCCCCGGACACGCCCAGGTAGGCCAGCGACTCGCCCGCAGACAGGTACGTCTGATAGTCGATTGGGGATGTGCGAGCGACCTCACGGAGGCGCGTCATCGTCTCGGTAGCGTCCTCAGCGGACCCAAGGAGGCCAGACAAAGTCGCCGTGGTGTCCTGAATCCCCGACGCGGAGCGGGCGACCTCACGCCCCAGGTTGCGCAGACCGAGCGCTGCGGCGATGCCGCCACCGATCGCGACGCCACGCGTGATGCCCCCGAGGATGGAGCGCCCCAGCGAGCGTCCCGCCTTCGGCCCCGCCTGCCCGATCGGACCGGCCAGTGACTTGCTGATCGCCCGGCCGCCACCCCGGAACGAGGGGACGAGGGAGACATACGCGGTCGCGATCTCAGTGGCCACGAAACCCCCGAACCTCGTTATTGGTGCCCGCGAGCCGCGAGGGCTGCGCGGATGACGTCTTGACTGACGAGTGGCTTCCGCGACCGTTGGCCCTGGCCGTCAACCTCGAACGGCCTCGGATACGGCTTGGGATTGCCCTTCTTGCGGTCCGAGTTCGCCTGAATGAACAGGTCCGCCAGGTCCGCGAGAATCAGTGACTCCCGCGAAATTGGGTAGTCCCACTCGCCCAGGGACGCGCACGTGTGGGAAGACGAGTCCCGGCATAGCTCTTTGGTGAGCGCGATGGCCTCGGGCCACTCCACGGCCCCGGTGAACACGTCGCGCAGCGATAAGCCGAACCTGGATCGCCAGTCGTAGACGAGCGGGTCGTGATGCTCCTCGATTAGCGCGAGGAGCGTCAGGATTCCCCCGGGTTCGCCCCCTGCGATGCCTCGAACCACTCGGTGACGATTGTCAGCATCTCCTGTGCGGGCAGCTCGTACAGCGCGTCGAGTGCGCCCTCGTCGGGGTCCGACGCCTCCAGGGTGGCGAAAGCGAGGCGGACTTGCGCGGCCTCGTCGGTGCCCATCACGGCGTCACGGACGAACCGCCCCGACACCTTCCCCGCCGACTGCTCCGGTGACGGCAGTGCATATTCCACGCCGCCAGCGGTGAACGAGAACATCGCCGTGCGATCACGTGCCGCCTGAGCGGCCTTGCTCGGCTTGTGGTCTTGCGGCTCACGCGGTGCGGCAGCCTTCTTCTTCGCAGTCGTGTTGTCGGACATGGTTGCGGACTTCCCTTCGCAGTGCGGATACGAGCGTGCGGACATGAGCAAGGAGACCCGGCGCGGACGTCCGCACCGACCGCGCCGGGTCGTCTAGGGGTCAGGAGCCGACAAGCTCGGAGAAGAACTTCTGTGCCGAGAAGGTGTCCGAGTCGACGGTCTCCGGGTAGCCGGTCAGCGTGACGCCGTATCCGGTCGCCTCTCCCGCGACGAGGGACGGTCCCTCGACTGCGGTGACCTCGGCACTGGGCAGCCACAGGCGGACCAGCTTCGCGCCGTCGACATAGTCGACGATGACCGAGCGCCGCCCGCCGGATTCGCGGGGCACGATCTTGATCGACCCGTCGGACGGGTCCACGGGAGAGCCGTAGAAAAGCTCCAGGGTGTCCGGGTTGGTCTGGATCATCGTGAACTGGACGGTGATCGACGCCTCCGTCGTGACCACTCGGACGATCTCCGAGTTCTGCCACGACACGATGTTATTCGTCGACCGCTCACGGGTCTCGACTACGCCGTCAGACGACAGGTAGCCGACGTCGCGGTACAGAGGGTCGACTTCGGTAATCGGCGTGTCGGCGTCGCTGGGAGGCGATGCCGTGGTCTCTGCGTAGGCCACCGCACCGGTGATACCTACATCGACCTCGTTCGAGTTGAGCGCGGTGGACTCGGGCATGAGTCTCGTCCTTCCGGAAGGGGATCGAGGCAGACGTGTTCTGCCGCTGGATCGCCACCGGTGCGGACGGTGGAGCTGGGAAAGGGCTGTACTACTCGGCCGCCGCGTAGCCGCGGACGAGGATCGAGAACGCCTGCGTGTAGCGGGCGTGCTGAGATCGGGGATCAGGCATGTTGCCCGGCCCGGTGAACTCGGTCACCCGGTAGATCGGGTAGCCGTCGAGCATCTGACCGGGAAGTGCCCCGATCAGCCCGCGCACCATCTGCGCGAGATCATGTGCGGGCTTGGGCCGGATGGCCCACGAGTCGACGGAGATAGTCGCCGAGTCGACAACCTGATTCCTGCGCGGGCCGCCGACCCGTGGCACGGTCACGAACGATTCGGGACGCGTGCCCGGAATCTGCGTGTGAACGGTGATGTTGTAGCCGCGCTGTGGTAGCGCGACGCTCAGGTGATTGACGAGGAGCTGCTCGATGTCCGGGAAGATGACAACATCCATCAGCGCCTCCCGGCATCGATCGCCCTCGTGAGTCGCTTACTGGTCGCCTCGTCGTACATCGCCTCGACGGTGACCGTGCGAACGCTGGCGCGTGCACGGTTCGGCCCGACGTCGGAGTCGACCTCGTGCCCAGAGCCCGCCGCGGCGGCGATGTTCTCCGCCCGCCTCACCAGATCAGCTCGCACCTCGTCGGACTGCATGAGATCGCTCACGGCGGAGCGGTTCAGTGTGACCCGAGTGCGTGCCATCAGCCGTCCACCCGCCTCAGTACGACCTCGCTATGCGCGAGCATCCCCGTCGGGGACGGCCAGTCCTGAACCTGACCGTCGATCTCATAGACCGTTCCGTCGTAGCGGACGCGGTCGTGAGGGCCGAGGTCCGGGTCGACGGGAGTGAACAGCCTCCAGCGGGTAATGATCGCCGTCCGCGCCGTTCCGCCCTCGGCGTCGCTAGCCCCGGTGAAGTGGACCTCGTCGGATGCCATCGGCTGGAGCCTGCACCCTACGAGGTCGTGCTCGGCGGCCGTTTCCCAGTTCGGGAACCGGTCGCCGCGCTCGTCGATCCACTCCGTAGGGCGAACCACCGTGACCGCCTGATTCTTGAACGAGATGGTCATAGCAGGTGGATCGTCTTCGGTAGTGGCGGGAACAGGCGATCGATAACCCGCTTCTCCTCGCGGGTCAGCGACGTTGTGCCGCCGAACGCGTCGCCTCCCCACGTGACCGACTCGCCACCCGCCTGCTCGGTCTGCGCGCCACCTGCGACGCTGGCCGGGGTATCCGTCATGCGCGCAGCAATTCCACAGACAAGCTCGACTATCTCGTCGGGCACTAGGTCGTAGCCATGGTCGTATGTGACCTCGACCGTGCCCTCGGAGCAGATGTGCAAGTGCCCCGCGGATCCGACTTCATAGTCGACATCCGCGCCGTCAAGTGTCTTGACCGACGTCACCAGCACGATAGGCCGCTGCGGCAGGCGATGTATCGGCCCGTATATCGTCACCGTAGACGTCCCAGCCGTGATGTCCTGCCCGGCGTACCTCCGCACTCTCACCGACGCTCGGTCGAGCATGGTGGATGCGGTGACCGGATAGCCGAACCGGGCCAGATCCTCGGTGGTAGCGAGCGCTGGTAGGACCACAACGCCTCCCATCGGAGCGCGGTAGGCACGTGGGAATCTCCCATGCACCTACCGCTCCCGGCTCGAACGGTCAGGACGAGGGAGTGAGGACAGCGAACGGGTAGCGATCTTCGCCACCATCGAGCCCCAGCGGAACAGCAGTCGCGAACGCGACGCGGAACTTGAAGCGCAGCGCGACCATGTCGCGCTCGGCCAGGTTGATGCCGCCGACGGTGGCCTGATCGAGCAGCTTCACCTGAACGTCCTGACGGATGCCCAGGATGGCCTTCGACCGGTCGCCCGCGAGCAGGACCGCCTCGTCGCGGTCCCACGTGCCATTGACGACGTACATGAGGTCCTGGCCGTAGATGCTCGGCGTCGACCCGTCCGACCGGACGTTGTCCAGGTAGATCGGGTGGCCGTCGGCGTCGCGCAGACCACGGAGCTGAGCGCGGAGGAACCGACCCGTGTATGCGACGTTGACGTCGAATCCGTCATCTTCCACGAGCGCGAAGGTCTCGTTGACGTCCTCAGCCAGGTCGCCGACCGTGCCGGAACCGCTCGTGTAGTCGTTGCCCGCCGCGACTGCGCCAGGGATCAGCGCGTCGTCGGTCCAGGTGGCCGGCTTGTTTGTGCCGAACAGGACGGCAGCGTCCAATACGCGGCCAAACTCCTGAGCCACGAGCGGGCGAACCTCGCCCCAGACGTCGAATCGGGCGTCATCGAGCACGTTCTCGTGAACGGGCACGATCGCCGCGATTTCCTCGACGATGAGTTCCTTGTTGTCCCACTCGACCTTGGTGGTCGGCTTAGCGCCCGACGACTCGGTCGCGGATTCTGTCACGAATCCAGCGGTGGGCAGCGCGGACAGGACCGGCATGCGGGCCACGCCGGCCGACATGCGCATGGTCCGGAACGACGCCAGGGCGGCAGACGAAACCGTCGCCTCTTGCAGGATCTCGTTGATGTCCTGCTCCGCGAGGAGCGCGAGGGCATCGGTACGGGTGATGTCAGCCATGACAGCTATCTCCTTGTGATGGGGCCGCCACGACCGGCGGCCGGCTACCGCTTCGCAGCGGCACGAATGAGTTCGTTCTGGTCGGGCTTGCTCTCGCCCGGCTTGCCGCGCCCCTGAGCGAGGTCGGGGAAGCCCTGCCTCTTGCTGCCGAGCCGTTCGGCGATCCGTTCGGCGCGGGCCTCGACCTGGTCAGCGGGCACACCGTCGAGCAGCTCAAGGTCTTCCTCGGACAGGCCGTGCTTGACAGCGGCCTTCATGCGGGCAAGTTCAGCGGCCGTGTCGGCTGCGTCCCGTTCCGCCTTGTCCTTGGCGTCGATGAGCTTCTGTTGCTCGGATTTCTGCGATTCGACGTAGTCGTCGTGCTGCTTGGCCTTGTCGGCGTTCTCTTTGGCGCGGGCCTCGTGCTTGCGGGCCAGCGACTTCCACTTCTCGACCTCATCTTCGGCCGACTGCGTGCCCGTGTCGGGCTGTTCTGTCTCGGCGCCTTGCTCGCCCTCGTCAGGCTCGGCGCTGGGGCCGTTCGTCTCGTTCTCGGACATGACTTCTCCCCCGTGGCGGGTGTGCGGATGGTTGCCCGTGGCGGGCGGACTCCCTCAAGCGAGGGAGGGTCAGATGTCGTCCGGTCCGGTGAACCGCTGGCCACGCCATGTCAGCGTTGGCCCGTATTCCCCGTGATCACGGACGAGAATGTCTCGGTAGTCGATCTCGCGGCCGCCGCGATCTGCCATCCCGAACTCGTCACGGACCCGCTGATGCAGGTCCTCAAGTCGGTCTGGGTCAATTACCTGTCCGGGGTCGACGTCGCCGCGGATCTCGGCGATATCGCAGTCACAGCCCGGATGGATCGGCAGCAGGTCGCCACGGTGATATCGCTGGGTCGACGCGACCGTGCACAAGGAGCAGTTCTCACTGCCAGTCAGGACGCGGCGATACCCGACGACGCTCTCGTCACGACTGGACCGCCATTGCGCCGACCGGGTCTTAGCGAGCTGTATATCGGTCATGAGCATCGACAAAAGGCGGTCGAGACCCATGGCCGCGGCAGCGGAGAGCGCGTGGCCATCCGACAACGCCGTCCACACAGTCGGACCGGCTCGGCTGTACACCTCACGCGGGTCGACGCCACGCAGTGCGCGCCCTGTGACTTCATCGGATGGGATGCCCATCGGCTGTTGAGGCATCCCCGAAGCGGTGGCGACGGCGGCCATGTAGGCATCCGTCAGCGCCGCGACTCGCTGCTGAGATCCCAGCGCTACCGGGGTAACGGCAGTCACCACACGCTCGATGTCAGCGTCCCGGTACGACTCCAGCGCACCCCACTGCATGCGTGCGTGCCGTTCGACCTGCTCGCGCACCTGCCGGACGGACGACTGGTGCCTCAGGATCGCGTCACGGACCTCAGGCGGTGTCGCCATCGTCAGTCACCGGCTCTTCCTGTTCGGCGGCCTGTGGTGGCTGTGGCGGCGCGAGCGCGGCGGCAAGCATCGCGTCATTCACACGCTCCGACTCCATCCGGGCGACCTCGTCAGGCGAGAATCCCCAGATGTCTGTCATGCGCGTGCGCCATGGGATGTCCTGCGACTTCTGCGACGCGTCCGCACGCTCAGACAGGCTGTACCGCTCCGGCATTGCCCAGGTCGTCCGCAGGTTCAGCGCGGCGGCCCTGGCCGTGTCGCCGGAGAACATGAAAGCCTGCGACATCACGCGATTCAACCCATAGGTGGCCCGCTTGATCCGATCCTCTGCCTTGAAGATCAGGCCCTCGCGAGCGAAGCTTGCGCCCTCGGCGGTTTGATTCGCACCGTCCGGCAGCAGCATCGACATGGGAGTCCTGGTGACCGCCCCGAAGTCGCGGATGTCGTCCTTTACGGCAGTCAGTAACGGCGTCAGGTCGGTGGTCTGCGACTCCCACAGGCTCGCACCCTCGGGAAGCTCCCACAGCGCGCCCGGTCCCGGCCGGAAAACCTCGCTGTACTGGATCGGGTTACCCGCCTCATCCGTCTCCGGGAGAGAGCCCTCACTCATGATGACGGCCCGCTGCCGGTACGCCTGCATGGCGGCGATCACGAGCCGCTGCAAGATCATGTAGTTGATCCGGTCGAGAATGTCTGTGTGAGTCTCGAACTCGCCCTTGCCACGCCGGTTCCTAAATCGCGTGACGGGGATCATCGACTCGAATCCCTGGGGCCAATCCCCCGACAGGCGCTCGTCCCACTCCCACCCGTGAGCGTTGATATCCGGGTTGCCGCCGCGTTCACCGGACTTTTTCCTGGCCACGAAGACGGCGCCGGGAAGGTAGAGATACGCGAAATCGGTCATGAAGACGTCGTCGCGGAACATCTTCAACGCGGCGATGACCTGCTGAGGGCGCCGGGGATCGTGCGCCGTGATAACCAACTCTGGGTCCTCGCGAGTGATTACCGCAACGCCGGTTTCCTCGTCCGGCGGCCCGACGATTACGTAACCGTCTGCCACCCCGAGCATGTCCCCGTGGACGTCCGGGGCGAAGATGTCCATATTGTTTGCGTTCCAGATCCGCGCAGCCTCGTCCGAGCCCTGGGTGTCGTCACCGAGAATGAACCCAGTGGGAATCATCCGCTCAGCGACGGCCTCGACGGCGAGTTCGCCGAAGTTCGTCCGCGCCTTCTTCTGGAACGATCGGTACGCGTCGCGTAGCTTCTCCGCGCCCTCTGGTAGCGGTGCGTCTCCGTCCATGTAGGCGCGCAACTTGCGGCGCCTGTTTTGCTTCTCGGACAACTTGTCAGCTAGTGCGACCAGCCACCAGCCCGGGGAGTTCGGTGTCGCGGAATCGATGCGCGCCACAGGTGCCCTCCCTTACCGGATTCGCTTTGGTGCCCTTCGGGCCTGTTTGCCCAACCCCGCCGATACGGCATCCAGCCGGGCCTGCCAGGCAAGGACCGCCGCGACGGCGGCGTCCACCTTGTTCGGGCTGTAGTCGTGTTCTTTCGCGATCGTGAGCTTGGCGTGACGGACCCGCCGGCGAGCATTGAGCACGTGACGAGTCAGCGCGAAGCTGCCGTCATGGGTCATGTCCTGGTTCCGGCACGCGCCCTCGAACTGCTCAATGGCGCGTTGATTCAGGCCACTGCGACCGCCCGTCATCCACCACTCGAACGGATGGTCGGCCTTGACCTTGACCTTTACGCGGGATCCGTACTTGGCCTCCCACGCGTTCACGTGCGACCGCCAGTCCTTCGCCGGATCGGCGTAGAACGCGACGACCTGGTACCGACGAAACGCCTCGGCCACAGCCGCCTCGATCTCCGGTATAGGCGGCTCCCATGTCTCCCACTCCGGATCAGCGGCCTCCCACACCGCGATCTCGAACAGGTGGCCATCGGATACCCGGCAGCCAATCAGCGCCGTCGCGTCAGGCTTGCCCTTGAATCGACCACGCGAACCGTCGAACCCGAGCGTGATCACGTCCCTGTCGGCGGCGACCTTCGCAGCGTCCGCGCAACCCGCCCACTCATGATGAGAAAGCAGCGCGTCGGCTGCGTGGGTGATCTGGTTCAGGAAGTCCGCCCGCGCCTTCTGCGGCGCGATATCCGGATCCCACACCGTGGCCGCGATGACGTCGAGGTCGACGTGACCCGGCTTGCACGGCGGGTTATGGATCACGCACCCGTCGTCATGCCCGGACGAGTCCCCATAGGCGACCCGCAGCCCCGAGATGAGCGACTCGCGATCGGTGAGGTCAGTATCGGCCGGCGCCTCACGGTGGTCGTAGTAAAGGCCGTCATCGCGGGCCTTGCCCTCGTTGATCGAACCCCAGTACGCGGCTGACGACTCCGCTACCGATTCCTCGCCCGGCGTGAACGCGTTCGGCGACTCGACCGTCGATCCGCCGATCTTCGCGGCATTGATCCGCATCGTCTCGGCGAGCTTCAACCCACCGTTCGACGCGACCCACTCTTCCGTCTGGTCCAGCACCGCGAACACCGGCTTATTTCCCTTGATCGTCCGCGCCGATGACGTCTTTGGTTCGATCCGACCACGCGGCAGATTCACGAACGTGTCCAGCGGCTCCAGGCCCGGATATTCGTCGATCACCGGACCTTCGAGCATCTCCAGCAGTGGGGTCCAGGTGTTCTTCGTCTGGTCCTCAGACACGGCGGCGATCTGCACGAGCGGCGTTCGCACCGTCGACCACGGCTTACCTACCGGCTGGCCCTCGGCGTCCCAGCCATCCGGGACCACCGGGCCGAGCCCCTCGACAATCGCCAGCGCGCCCAGGAACGGCGACTTCCCCCAGCCACGAGGGCGGGAGATCACGCCACGACGACGCCGACGGCGACCAGTGCGCGGATCGAGTTCGTAGAACCGGAGAACGAAATCTTCCTGCTCCGGATACAGGACGAACGGCTCATACTCGCCACGGTCAGGCGCGGCCAGGTACTCGGTAATCCAGTCGATGACCGCCCAACCGAGCGTCGGAACCTCGCCCGGCTCGGCCGGTTTCCACGGCACGGCCTACTGCGCTTCAGGAAGGGCCTTCAGCCCACCGGAGCGGCGAGACCGCGACGACTGCGCGGCCGGACGCTTGTCGTCGGCCTCGTCCGCCTGAGCAAACGTGATCCGCAGCCGAGCACGGTCCTCAGGGGTAGCCCCAAACTTGGCCACCCTGAGGCGCAGCTCGGCGGCGACCTTCGTGTCACCGCTCCACAGCTGAGCGTGCAGCAGTGCCGTGTCCCGCAGCTCTGACCAGTCCGTCGACGTGAAGTCTGCGGACAGTGGGGACTCGGCCCACATCTGCCACCACTGACGTGTCTCCGCCGGCCAGTCGACATGATCCGGAAGTTCTGGCTGTGCGACCGGTTCGGCGTGGATGACACGCAGTTCACCCAGGCGCGCTTTCGCCGCACCGTTGCCGGCAAGCCGATGTGCTTCCTTTGGGCGTGGACCTCGTCCAGCCATAACGCGCCTCCCGTGTCGGTCGGAGCCTCACCGCCGTGTCGGCGGAGAAGTCATGGACGCACCTTTGATCCAGTTGCATCCGAGGTGGCTGAGTTGAACGTTGGCGGGCACGTCTCCTCCCCCACGGACCAGGGGCACCACGTGATCGATCGAGGCCGCACCACGATCGGGGTATCTAAGCGTGGAGGCGACTGACCGCCCACAGATGCCACAGGTCCATCCGTCGCGTTCAGCTATTCCTCGGAGCGTGTACTTCTCACGTGCTGCACGTCTCCGACGTGCGCGACGACCTATGTAGTGCTGCCTGCTCCTACAGCGGGGAGAACAGTAACGAGCCTTCGTAGTTCGGGACTGAAAGGGCGTACCGCAAACAGCACATTCGAGTTGATGCCGGATGACGACATAGGCCGCACGGTGACGCTCAGCGGCCAGGCGAGATTGCCTAGCACGAAACTCAGGATTTGAATCCCGGTAGGTCCTCACTCGGCAGGACTCGGAGCACCACTTGCGTGGATTGCGCTCGCGACGCCCTGGCTTGATCTCAACACCGCAACCCATACAGGTACGCTCAGTCACGTCGGTCTCCTCGCACGAGATCGGCCATGACCCCGGACCGTTGGCGCGGTTGCGGGGTCCTCTATTGAGTTGATCTAGAAGTGCCAGACTCAGGCGGAGCCTCAGCCGCA